CCTTACAAGCAGTAGAATTATTAGCGGCATCCCTACATGGAATGTTGACTAATCCTTCTACTCCTTGGTTTACTTTAAAATTTAAAAATGAAGATATAAATTCAGAGGAAGAAGCAAAACTTTGGTTGGAAAGTGCGACTGAAACTATGTACACCGCATTTAATAGCTCAAACTTTCAACAAGAAATTTTTGAACTGTATCACGATTTAATTACTTTTGGAACTTCTTGTATGTATGTACAGGAAGATGATAAAGAAATATTAAAATTTTCTACAAGACATGTTAAAGAAATTTATATTGCTGAAGATGAAAAAGGTAGAATAGATACTGTTTATAGAAAATTTAATTTATCAGCCAGAGCTGTAGTTCAAGCATTTTCTTTTGAAAATAAAATATCACCAGATGTGTTGGCACTTTCACAAAAAGATCCTTATCAAGATGTAGAATTATTACACGCAGTTTATCCAAGATCAGACTTTAATCCTAATTTAAAAGATCAAGAAAATATGCCATTTGAATCTGTTTATATCGAAATGAAGAATGGTAACGAATTATCTATATCTGGATTTCAAGAATTTCCTTTTGTATGTCCTAGATATTTAAAAGCATCACATGAAATTTATGGTAGATCACCTGCAATGACAGCACTACCGGATGTGAAGATGTTAAATGAAATGTCAAAAACTACAATCAAAGCTGCACAGAAACAAGTAGATCCGCCTCTATTAGTTCCTGATGATGGTTTCCTTTTGCCAGTCAGAACTATACCAGGTGGATTAAATTTTTATAGATCAGGTACTAGAGATAGAATTGAACCTTTAAACATTGGAGCAAATAATCCATTAGGTTTAAATATGGAACAGCAAAGAAGAGACTCCATTAGAGAAGTATTTTATGTAAACCAATTACAATTACAACAAGGTCCACAAATGACAGCAACAGAAGTAATCCAAAGAAATGAAGAGAAGATGAGATTACTAGGACCGGTATTAGGTAGACTACAATCAGAATTATTAAAACCACTTATTGATAGAACTTTTAATATTTTATTAAGAAGAGAACAATTTATTCCAGCTCCTGAATTTTTATCAGATCAAGATATAGAAATAGAATATGTTTCACCTCTTGCTAAAGCACAAAAATCTTCAGAACTTTCATCAATAACTAGAGCAATAGAAATATTAGGTAGTCTTGCAAATGTTGCTCCTGTATTTGATTATATTAATTTTGATGCGTTAGTTAAACATGTTGCAAGTATTGTTGGCGTTCCGCAAAAAATATTAAAGACACAATCACAAGTTAATGCTGAAAGAGAAGAACAAGCAGCACAAGCTGAACAACAACAACAAATGGCTCAGATGCAACAAGTTGCACAAGCCGGAGGAGATATAGCACCACTAGCGAAAGCATTGCCAGAAGAAGCAAAAGCAATAGCAAACGCAGAAGCTGGATAATATGGATTCAAAACAACTAGAAAAACATATACAAAATTTAAAAAACAATTATAAAATTATGTTTAATTCAGGCGAGGGTAAAGTAATCTTAGCCGATCTTGAAAAAAGATGTCATTATCATTCTACCACTAATGTAAAAGGTGATAGCCATGAGAGTGCATATATGGAAGGACAACGCAGCGTTCTTCTATTTATTAAATCAATGCTGCAAAATGAAAATGAAAAAGGTAAATAAAAATGTCAAGCGAACAGATAACACAGGAAACTGTGCCTGTAGAAAAAACGACTACAGCACAGACAGAAGAAAAACCGGTAGCAACTCCTACAGCAGTTAGAGGAGCAGATACACCTGCACCACATCAATCAACTTGGAAAGATTCTATTAGCGAAGTCTATAGAAATGATCCTAACATTGAAAAATTTACTGAAGCAGATGCTTTAGCTAAATCTTATATCAATGCAGTAAAAATGATTGGTCAGGATAAAATAGCAATACCAACAAATAATTCAACTCAAGAAGCGTGGGATGAAGCATACAGTAAATTGGGTAGACCAGAGTCTGCTGAAAAATATGATTTAGATATTAATTCAGAAATTGTAGCAATGGATGAAAATCAAATTAAATCCTTTGCCGAGCAATCTCATAAATTAGGTTTAAATAATAAACAGGCTCAAGGAATATTAGAGTTTTATAAAGATAATATGGAAGGCTCTGTACAACAATCAAAAATAGATATTGAAACTTCACAAGCTCAAGCAGAACAACATTTAAGACAAGAATGGGGTAGAGATTATGATGCTAAAGTAAAACAAGCTGGTGCAGTAGCAAAAGCTAATATGCCAGGAGTTTTAGATTTAGTATTACAAGATGGTACTAGAGTTGGTGATAATTCAGAAATTATAAAAGGCTTTTCAAAGATAGCCGCTATGTTTTCTGAAGATAAAATGGTTACAACTGAAAGCGAAAATGTTGATAGTGTTAAAAATATTGAGCAGGAAATCTCACAAATGATGAATGATAAAGCTCATCCTTATCATATTAAGGGACATCCTGAACATGATAAATCTATACAACAAATGCTTACATTAAGAGAAATGTTGAATAGCGATACTAAATAATAATAATTTTAATCCCTTGTATTATTATTAAAAATATTATAAGGGATTAATTATAAGAAAATTCGCAAGAACCTTATTGACAAGCAGCAAAAAGCTCTAGTCTAAAAGACTTAAAATCCAAGAGATGCCTATCAATGTTGATGGAGAACCTTTCTGATTTAATCAATAATAATATGGAGAGACAATTATGTCATCACAAGTAACAACAGCTTTTGTACAGCAGTATTCTGCTAATGTACAAATGTTGTCCCAACAAATGGGATCGTTATTAAGAGACAAAGTCAGAGTAGAAAGTATTACAGGAAAAAATGCTTTCTTAGATCAAGTTGGCTCAGTAACTGCAGTTGAAAAAACTAGCAGACATTCAGACACTCCACAGATAGATACACCTCATGCGAGGCGTAGAATATCTCTGTCGGATTATGAATTTGCTGATTTAATAGATCAAAATGACAAAGTTAGACTCTTAATAGATCCGACTTCATCTTATGCTCAAGCTGCTGCTATGGCAATGGGAAGAGCAATAGATGATGTGATCATATCTGCTGCACTAGGTACTGCGTATACTGGTGAGACAGGATCAACTAGCACAGCCAATGCGAATTCAATCGCACATGGTTCTGGTGGTTTAACTGTCGCTAAATTAAGAACTGCAAAACAGACTCTTGATTTAAGCGATGTAGATCCTTCTATACCAAGACACATTATAGTATCACCAAAGCAGATTAGTGATCTTTTAAACATAACTGAGGTAACAAGTGCCGATTTTAACACAGTCAAAGCATTGGCTAATGGTGAAATCAACACTTATCTTGGTTTTAACTTCATTGTATCAAACAGACTTGCATTATCTAGCACAACTAGATCATGTATAGCCTTCGCACAAGATGGAATAGCTTTAGGTATTGGCAAAGATGTCAATGCTAGAATAGACGAAAGAGCTGACAAATCTTATGCCACTCAAGTGTACTACTGCATGAGCATCGGTGCTACTAGAATGGAAGAAGATAAAGTTGTTGAAGTACAATGTACTGAATCGTAATAGGAGGAAATAAATTATGGCGAATGTAAATACAGATATCGTAACTAATTTTGCTGCTACTCCCCAGGTAAAGAATGATTCCCAACAGTTGCATGGTTCAAAAAGAATTGCACAGGGAACTATTGCTTTAGATTCTGGAGACTTATCGGCAACTGATACAGTTATGTTAGCTCCTGTACCAACTAATGCTAGTATTTCTTCTATCAAGTTGTTTAATGACGACTTAGATTCTGGAACTACTAATACATGCGATGTTGGTTTATGGACTACAGCAGTTGCTGCTGTAGATGACGACTGCTATGCTTCAGCGATTACAGACCTTAGAGCTGCAGTAACAGATGGAACTGATCTAGCTTTTGAAGCTAGAAACATAAACCTATGGGTCAAAAAGTCTGGGAAGATGCTGGACAAAGTTCTGATCCAGGTGGAGTTTACTATGTCGGTTTAATCTTTGACGCTGCAGGTGATACTGCTGGTGATTTAAGTTTTATAATTGAATATACAGTAGACTAATAAATAGAATTAAACAGGCGAGTAGAGGGAGACTGAACCTCGCCTGTTTAGCATGAAACAGATTAAAGATTTAAAACCTGTACTACATTTTAAAAAAAATAATTATGTATACAGATATGTTCTTGTAGACCGGTTTCAGTATGGTCCTAAATATCATTATGGATTTGATACTAAACAAGAAAGAACAGAAGAAGAGATATTTGCTTTAGAAAGAGATAGACAAATAAGGCGTAAGTATATTATAAGGAAGTAATATGGCATCAGTAGTAGATATTTGTAATGGAGCATTAAATCAATTAGGAGCATCAACAATCCTATCCTTAACAGAAGATTCAAAAAACGCTAGACTTTGCAATTCAAGATACACTCAAGTTAGAGATGCTTTGTTTAGAACACATCCTTGGAATTGTTTACAAGCAAGATTAGAA